TGCTGTCGATGGTTGTGTTTGAGATACCCTGCTACACGAGCAAACCAAAGCAGGGGGCGTGGGCGAATCCTTAGAGCGCGGTGGTTGAAATAGTCTGAGGTAGTGCGATGCGATGACATGGCTCCGAAAAGCAAGTCACGGCACAGAGCGAACTTTGTTTATGAACACGGTAAGGCTGTGCTTTGCTCCAACAATCACCAAAAAGCAAATAAGAATAAGAGAGTCAGAGGAAAGAATAAGAGAGTCAGAGGATGTGAGTTTTATCAACTGAGAGGAAAAAAAATGGACTTATTCGAAACGGGATTCGACAGATTTTGGCAAGCATGGCCTAAAAGCCCACGCAAGGGTGGCAAGTCAGAGTGCTTGAAGAAGTGGCAAAAGTTCTACTGCGAGACTTGTGCCGACCAAATCCTCAAGCATCTAGAGTGGATGAAAACAACAGACCAATGGCGAAAAGACAGCGGGGCATTCATTCCCGCACCTTTGGTCTACCTCAATCAGCAAAGATGGGACGGGGCCGAGATACCCGACACAGCCCCCAAAGCAGACCCCGCACTAGAGAAGATCAAAGCCGACATAGAAAAGGCTGCACCAATGCCAAGCCACATCCGCGAAAGGCTTGCACAACTGAGGGGTAAAGCATGACCAAAGAACAAGCACACGCACTGCTCAACTTTGTGAAGTTGGGGTTTGCAATTCCCGCATGGCGTATCAACAAAGCACTGACCATCACGGGGGACTTGAATGCTCAGAGAGTTAGCCGATCATTACGCGACATTGGCGATGACGAAGGGATGGACAGAGTACACACGCCATCGGGTGAAAGAACTGCGCGATTCGAACGATATGTGGAAAGAATTACCCCGATTGGTGAAGGAGCGCATTGATGGACATAAAAACGCCGAGAGGGAGAGAATCGCTCAAAGCGGAAGCCCGAGCAATGGCGATATTCGCTAAACACTTTCCGGATTACGAGTATTGCGAAACACCAAAAGACAAACCCGCAGACATTGACGCGATATTGATTAAACAAAATCAAATCATGCGGGTGGTCGAAACCAAATGCAGAGACTTGACCATTGAGGAATTTATCGGACGATTTAATTATCAATGGCTGGTGACATTTGACAAACTCGAAAAGGGTCGGAAAATATCTCATGCGATGCAAGTGCCATTTATTGGATTCTTGTATTTAATGCAGTCTGATTTACTTCTTGTTCAACAAATATCAAACGAGCACAGCTATGTGCCGGAAATAACCATAATGATGACCGAGACACAGAAATCAATTAATGGCGGTCGAATAACTTGCTCAAACGCTTATATTGACATGAGCAACGCGACACAATTAAAATGATTCAAATCTTTTTTACTGTCCCACAAGTCTCCGGAAAAGGCAGACCCCGTTTTGCACGACAAGGAACCTTCGTCAAAACTTACACCGATGCAAAGACTTTGACCTACGAAAAGTCGATACAGACCTATGCCAAACAAGCGATGGGGTCTACAAGCCCTCTAATCGGGGCTGTAGCGGCTTATCTTCACATCGGAATACCCATACCGCCATCCTATTCAAAAACGCGCCAAAACGCTTGTATTGAAGGAACCGAACGCCCGACTAAAAAGCCCGACATTGACAACATCGTCAAAGCGGTACTAGATGGCATGAATGGGATTGTGTATGTTGATGACAAACAAGTAGTGGATTTGCATTTGACAAAGGTTTATTCTTCAAATGAGGGAATAGATATTATGGTGATGGAAATACAAGGAGTTGAAAAATGAGTGAAGCACTAACACGGGTTATTGACGAGCAACAAAAACGAATTGATGATTTGTTGGCAAGCAACAAAAGTTTAATTGATCGTGCTGCTAAAGTGTTTAAACAAAATGATGAATTATTCGAAGCTGCTGCACGATTGATTGATTTCAGAATAAAAACAGATGGGTGGACTGATAAAGAACGCGAGCATTATGGAAGTTTAAAACATGAAGTGCGTATGCAGATGATAGAGGCCGGATATTGCGTTCATTGTTATAACTGGATGAATTTTTGCGAGTGTGACGAATGAGACACGATATTGACTGGAAAAAGGTTCATTGCAAGGTTGGGCAACGAGTGCCCGTTTACCCATTCAAGAAAGAACCATTTATTGGCGAAGTCAAGCGCATAAAGATGAACCGATTTGGTCGGGTCAGTTATGTAATTGATGACAAAGAAGTCATGGCAGAGGAATTGTTGCCAGCCGCAAACCAAACAAAACTAAAAATGAGGATGTAATGAATTTCACTTTATATAACCCACAACAAGGACACGCAGTATTAAAAGACTTGTGGCCTCAGATCAAAGCCACATTGATGACGGGACAAAAACTGCGGATTGAAATAAAACAATCGCGGAGAAGCGCAGAACAGAACGATATGTTTCACGGCATCATCCATAAAATATATATTGCTATGAAGGCTGCTGGTTCAAAATGGACTGCGGACGATTGGAAACGATTATTAATAGATCAATGGGCACATGAAACTAATCGCAAGATCGGAAAGGTAGCCCCATCACTTGATGGCGAACGGGTGGTTCAATTGGGGTTGCAGTCTCATAAATTCACGATTGAGGAAGGCTCAGAGTTCATTGAATGGTTGCTTGCATGGTCAGCAGACAAAGGAATTGATGTAGGATAAGGATGTTGGTGTAAACGGTTTGGCTCCGTGGGACTTCCGTTCAGTTGCGCCCAACCCTGCCATAAGGGAGACACCAACCAAAGGACAAACATGGGCTTGATGTTCCCGAAGTTCACCTATTACCGGAGCAAGACACACCTTAAGAATGTGGCATCTTTGCTCTGTCAGCACTGTGGACGGGATGGGTCAGTACAAGCGGCTCACTCCAATTGGTCAGAACATGGCAAGGGCAGAGGGATAAAGGCAAGCGATATTTACACTGCCGCACTCTGTCAAGATTGCCATCAAGAACTAGATCAAGGAAAACATCTGTCAAAAGACGAGCGAAAACGCCTATGGATAGAGGCGCACAAGAAAACGGTCTTTACAATGCAGATGTTGGATTTGTGGCCCCGAGACATTGGAATACCATTAGAATATGAGTAACCGATGCTGGTGGTCTTTCCTCCCACAAGTGAACAGTCTGAGGCCGGGGCTTCGGCCCCTCTTTTTTAAGGGTTTATATGACCGGACTTCTTGCCCCTGCTGCTGAAATCAGCATCGAGATCAAACAAAGCAAAGCAATGGACTCTATGGACGCTGAGGGCGATTCATGCCCCGTTGCCACTCAAGATGTTGAGGCGAATCTCAAATGTCGCCAAAAAGCGATTGACAAGGCGATGTATGGGCCGATGAACCCCAACGAACCAAACAACGACTATTGGCGCAAGCTGGCAAGCGGATGGAGGCTTTCTGCTGACCAAGCAAAGAAATCGCGGTGCGGTAACTGTGCGGCATTCATTCAGACCTCTAAGATGCTGGACTGCATCGATAAGGGTCTCGGTGAGGACACAGACGCATGGGATGTGATTGAAGCGGGTGATTTGGGCTACTGTGAAGTGTGGGACTTCAAATGTGCATCAAAGCGCACTTGCTCGGCATGGATTGTTGGTGGCCCCATTACTGATGACTCAGAAGGAGAAGCAGAATGATGAAAATGAAGATGACCCCTGCCGGACAAAAGAAGGTCGGCAAGGTAATGCACGAGTACAAGATGGGGGAACTGCACTCCGGCAAAGGCGGGAAAGTGGTGAAGAACCCTAAACAAGCCATTGCCATCAGTCTGAGTGAGGCGGCAAAGGTCATGAAAAAGAGGATGAAATGAAAGGCTTGTACGCTGCAATTCATGCCAAACAAGAGCGCATAAAGGCTCAAAAGGCTGCGTGTGTAAAGCCCGAGCGCATGAGAAAAGTCGGCTCAAAGGGTGCGCCAACTGCGGCTGCATTCAAGGCTGCTGCTAAAACCGCAAAGAAATGAAAGACCCGAGACTTGCAAGGGCTGGAGTGAGTGGGTACAACAAGCCCAAAGCCACCCCATCGCATCCTACAAAAAGTCATGTGGTGGTGGCAAAGAGTGGGGATGAGGTAAAGCTGATTCGTTTTGGACAGCAGGGTGTAAAAGGCTCGCCAAAGCGAGAGGGTGAGTCAGAGGCCGACAAAAACCGCAGAGAAGCATTCAAGGCTAGACACGCTGAAAACATAGCCAAAGGAAAAATGTCTGCGGCATATTGGGCCAATCGCGAAAAATGGACTTAGCATGGACTACATCCGACCGACCCCAATGGAAAACCCTATTTTGGGGTTACTTGCTGAACGCCTAAAACAAGCGCAAGGATTCGCAGCAAAGCCATTTGGCTACTCAAACCCTCCGGCTGAAATGCTGATAAACCTATTAGGGATTCCGGCTGTACAGCAAACAATGGAGCGAATGGCCTACGGGGAACCGCTTACAACGGGTCGGGGCATGACCACACAAGTGCGTCCGGAAGTGGCAGAGGCAGCATTAACTGTGGCTCCATTTGCTCCGGCGGCTGGACGAGCAATCAAGTCAGCAAGAACAAGTTTGCTGGAAACATTACCAAGAGGGGAAATTTATGAAACAGCCCAACAAGGCCCGTTCTACCGAGTCGCTCGAAAGGGTGAAGGCGACACTAGCGGCATTACAAAAGGAATACGGGAACAAGGACAAGAGTATTCCACCGCCGACAGCGGAGGAGTTGGAGGAAATGTTTCAACGCGACTATCGAATGATGCGATCAAGGCAGAGTTAAAGAACCCGAGCAATTTTGTTCGACAATCTGCCAATCAATATACAGAGTCGGCTATTGGTAGACCGTATGAAACCCCAAACATACCGGAGAGTTCACTTGCCAAACAATCCGGCATTGGTCGGGTCTTTGAGTTGGCACTAGAAGAATCTCCGGCTTACAAAAAAGCGGTGTTTGATTCCTATGTGAAACAAATGCCCGAAGTCATCGAAAAAAGTGGGGCCAAGAATTACGATGATTTGATGGAAAAAGCATATTTGCAATTGTCTAAAGAGACTGAGCAACAATTTAACAGCCTACCGGTGAGTCTGTCTTTCCACAAAGGTGGAGAGGGTCAGTATGCAAGCAGTAACGAAATGCTGCAAGACATATTCGGAAACAAGCATTTGTATGTTTATCAAGGTGGAAGTCCGCACGACTTCTTAAATAAAATTGATAAACGAACGGGTCTAAACACAAATGAAATGTTTAGGGCGACCCATGACTTCTATGGGCATGGCGTACAAGGCAACCAATTCGGGCCAAAGGGTGAAGAAATAGCATTTGCTGTACATGGCAATATGTATTCCCCATTGGCAAAAATTGCAATGGCTAGTGAAACTCGCGGTCAAAACAGTTTTGTCAATTACACGCCACTGAATGCCGATCTCAAAGCGCAGATCAATAAGTTCAACGAAGAAATCTACTATGCCAAGCGCAGAGGTGATACCGCGGCTGTAGATACATTTGAGAAGGCAAAGCAAGACGCATTTCAAGGATTTGAGTTTGCCCCACAAAAATCGGTGCTGCTTCCTGCTGATTACATCAAAACAGATTTTCAAGGTGGAGTACCGGACTACATAGCACCACTGATAAAGCCAAAAGCCGGAACAACAACAGAGTCAGCACTTACTCACTACAGCACACAGTCTAATTTGACTGAGACCGACCCAACACGGTACGGGACAGGTATTGCAGGTGAAGAACTGCAAAGACTGCTGTATAACCCCGGCGCGGTGACAGAAAGAACATATTTCTATGCTGGTGAACCCGGCTCAGTGAGGCCGGAATTAGGTTTAGGCCCATACAGATACCGTGGTGAATCCTCCGGTTTGTATGATGTGGCACAAGACCCATTAGGTTTGCGGACATTGGCTGCTGAATCAAATCGCGCCCCTTGGACTTCACAAGTGAACCCCGGTGTTTCAACTGGTGGGTTTACAGATGTTGAAAGAATGGTCAAAGAATACGGGTATGAAGGACTGCTGAACCCCGAACTGTCTTTGCCTACTGCCATCATTTACAAGCCGACTCCGGTACAAATGGGCGGTTTCTTGCCACTCGGACTATTATCAGACGAAGAAGTAAGGCGCAGATTAGATGAAGAACTCGGTCTGTTAAACTAAGCACTCACCAACAAGCCATAAGGAATTGGTAATGCAAAAGCAAACTAAAAAATCTACTGTAGACCCGATTAGAAAGGTGGGTTTATGAGTGGCGTTAAATACGGCGGCAGGGTAGCAGGAACGCCAAATAAGGCGACTTCTGAGGCAAGACAAGCCATAGCAGCATTCGTAGATGGAAACGCTTGGCGGCTCTCTATTTGGCTCGACAAGGTAGCAGAGGGCGACCCCGTTCATGACATAAAGCCAAACCCCGCAAAGGCATTTGAGTTGTTTCAGTCAGTGGTGGAATATCACATTCCAAAGCTGGCAAGGACAGAACACGCCGGAGACGCTAACCAACCCATTGAAATGAAAGTCACATGGGCGCAACCGAACAATCCATCGTAATCCCGTATAGCCCGAGAAAAGAGCAATTGCAGATTCACACTCTGCGGGACGCTCACAGATTTGGGGTGGTCGTAGCCCATCGAAGGATGGGAAAGACGGTAAGCGCAATCAACCATCTGATTAAAGATGCGGTGCAGAACCAAAAGGAAGCACCGAGATACGCCTACATTGCCCCAACATACGGTCAAGCAAAGCGGGTGGCATGGGACTACCTCACGAAGTACGCAAGACCGTTAGGCGGTACAGAGAACATATCCGAGTTACGGGTGGACTTTTGGAACCGCCGGATTCAGCTATACGGGTCAGACAATCCCGATTCACTGCGCGGTCAGTACTTTGATGGGGTGATTCTTGATGAGATTGGAGACCAAAACCCAAAGATATGGACAGACATAATCCGTCCGGCATTGGCTGACAGACTCGGATGGTGTCTCTTTATCGGTACTCCAAAGGGACACAATCACTTCAAAGACCTCAGAGATCGGGCAGAAACTGAGGATGGGTGGGGACTTTTAGAGTTCAAAGCCTCCCAAACGCAAGTCTTGAGCGAGACCGAACTCAAGGCGGCTCGGGTCGAAATGGGGGACGATAAGTACCTTCAAGAGTTTGAATGCTCGTTTACCGCAGCGGTAGAGGGCAGTTACTACGGTCAACTATTGAACGATTTGGACGAAAAGAACCACATTCAAGAGTTTCCCCGTGATGACCTTTGTAAGACAGTCTGTGCATGGGACTTAGGAATGGGCGATTCAACCGCGATTTGGGTGGCTCAGATAGCGGGTTCAGAAATCCGGCTCATTGACTTTTACGAGAACAACGGGGTCGGACTCGACAATTATGTGAATTGGTTAAGGCATAATGGATGGGACAAAGCCGAGCAAATCCTACCCCATGATGTTCAAGTGCGGGAACTCGGAACGGGAAAAAGCCGCATGGAGGTATTAACCGATGCGGGATTAAACATTCGGGTTGCCCCGCGCATGGGGGTCGATGATGGAATCCAAGCAGTGCGAAGGCTACTCCCGCGATGTTGGTTTAATGTGCCAAAGGTCAAACAAGGACTAGACGCACTCAGAAACTACCGAAGGGATTACGATGAAAAGCGGAAAATCTTTTACGAGCGACCACTTCATGATTGGAGTAGCCATGCTTCTGATGCTTTTCGCTACCTTGCAATCGGTCTAAACGAAACCTCCGGCTGGTCAAAGATGCCCACTCAAAATGTGAAATGGATTGTGTGATGGACGAAAACAAACTCAAATCAATCATTGATGCGGAGATTTCCAACAGTCTCGGCTATTTGGAGACCGAAACCACTGAACAGCGTAGGGAAGCACTGCAAGCCTACCTCCGGCAACCTTACGGCAATGAGGTGGAGGGTAAGTCTCAGATTGTCACGGGTGAGGTTGCAGAGGCCGTAGACGGGTCTCTCCCATCTTTGGTGCGTATCTTCTCGGCAAGCGATGAGGTGGTGAGGTTTGAACCCCGTGGCCCAAACGATGAGGCCGGAGCAAAACAAGCCACTGAATATGTGAATTGGGTATTCAATCGTGACAACGAAGGCGTGATTATTCTGCACGATTGGTTCAAGGATGCGCTTCTCCAAAAGGTCGGTGTCGTCAAAGCCTATTGGGAAGATAAAGAAGATGTCATCAAAGAGAAGTACCGTGATCTAACTGAGGACGAACTCGCCATGCTGATGAGCGATGGCACGATGGAGATCGTTGAACAAGACACGCAAGAATTCGATCAGATGACCCCAATGGGGCCGGTGAAGGTCAAGATTCATGCTGTGACCGTCTCAAAGAAACAAAAGACGGGCCGTGTGGTGGTCGAGAATGTACCGCCCGAAGAATTCCTAATCTCTAAGAAGGCTCGGAGGATTGAGGGTGCGCCTTTCGTTGCCCACCGTAAGCTGATGCCCCGAAGCGACTTGATCGCTATGGGCTTTGATGCTGACATTGTGGACGGGATTCCTTCTAGCGACTCACTGACCTACACGCCGGAGCGACTCGTTCGGTTTTCCAACGGTGAGCAACCGGATGACTCCACAAGCATGGATGACTCAATGCAGAGTGTGGAAGTATTCGAGTGCTACCTACGGGCCGACATGGACGGTGACGGTATCGCTGAACTGCGACAAGTGTTCTATGCTGGCAACGAGATTTTGTCAGATGAAGAATGCGACTATGTGCCATTTCACTCGATCTGTCCGATTCCAATCCCGCACAAGTTTTTCGGTCAATCATTGGCTGACCGGACGACAGACATTCAGCTTCAAAAAACGACTATTACCCGTCAGATTTTGGACAACCTATATCTGACAAACAATGCTCGTGTGACTGCTGTAGACGGGCAGGTTAACTTAGATGACTTGCTCACAGCGACTGCTGGTGGAGTGGTGCGGATTAAGTCTCAAGGCGCGGTGCAGCCGTTACAAGTGCAACCCGTTGCCGGACAAGCCTTTCCGATGTTGCAGTATCTTGACTCTGTGGCCCAAAAACGCACCGGAGTAACAGACGCTTCACAAGGGCTAGACCCCGCTATTTTGCAGAATGTGACTGCTGCGGCTGTGGCATCTATGCAAGCTGCTGGCGCGGGTAAGGTTGAACTGATTGCACGAATCTTTGCGGAGACGGGCGTTAAGTCTTTGTTTAAAGGGATTTTGCATCTTCTTTGTAAGTATCAAGACAAGCCCCGCATTGTGCGGATGAGAGGCTCGTATGTGGCATTTGACCCGCGGGAGTGGACTAATCAGTACGATGTGGATATAAATGTGGGTCTCGGTGCTGGCAACCGTCAAGAACAGATGGCGATGCTTCAAATGGTCTTGCAGAAACAAGAACAAGTATTGGGACAGATGGGGCCATCTAACCCATTGGTCAGCATTGGTCAGTATCGCAACACGCTCGGTCGGATGGTGGAAGCGGCAGGGTTCAAAGACAGCGCAGAGTTTTATAAAGCCATTCCTCCGGAACTCGATCAGCAATTGAGTAACCCACAACCGCAAGCACCGCAGATGACGCCGGAAGCACAAGCGGCAATGGCAAAGGCTCAAGCAGACATTCAGAATCAACAGATGAAGGCGCAAGCTGATATTCAGTTGGCAAGGGAGAAGGCTGCTGCTGATTTGCAGTTACAGCGCGACAAGTTCCAAGCCGAAATGTTGTTCAGAAAGCAAGAGTTTGAAGCAGAGGCCCAATTGAAAGCAATGAAGGTCGGTGCAGGGATTACCTCAAACATTGAGATTCCGGGGTAATGTATGGCTGATTCCAACATCATCTATAGCCCAAAGTTTGGGCCGTTGGATTTTTCTGTTGACCCATTTTTGACCACAGAACGCAGTGGAGACGCTACATCAAGATCGCAAACTTATGCACTGCGGTTTAACTTTAACGGCAATGAATATGCGTTTATCCCCGAAGATCGTATCCAAAAGGGTTGGACTGATGGCGGTAGATATATATACGCTCCGGCTTTTTTAAATGAAAACAATCTAAAAGCACTTGCCACAGAGGGCGAGTACATTGATCTATCAAAAGCACCATTAGAAAAATCACACTTTGCCAATGCTGATGATTTAAATACATACGGAGATTATTTAACCAAAACGGCAGTTGGTGCGTCTGCAAAAGGTTTTCTAGTACCAAGCGCAAAGATGTGGGAATGGTTTGCAACTACTGCAAAACTAGACCCGAAGTTTGGAGCAATTACGGGTTTGGCTCGTGACCCCGACACGGGTGAATTAGGTTATGCAGCTACGGGGGGTGGCAATATTCAAGCACCAATTGCAAAAGTTGGTTCAGTTGGATACTACGAAAAGCCTTCGGGTTGGTTAGCTGATCTCGG